CCTGACTGGACCCATATGTGCTTCAATCCTATTAACACCCACAAAGACATCATCAACTGAAGTGCTTGCAGCATACACCTCCGGATCATTAGCATCCACAAGTGTGTGCATAACATTAAATATGTGCCTCTCATGACCTGTCATGGAGTCTTTATCCATCAGAATCTTGTAATTTTGACACTCTGGACCAAACATGATCATGAGTCCTGGATCCATTATAGGAGAAACACCTAACTGATATGGTGCAAATTCATGTCTAATATTGAATGAAGACAAGTCATTTTGGCCACCAAGATGTGTGTGATAAATTGACTCACAAAATGATTTGTTCAGCTTACTAGCCAATAAGTATAACTCCAATGATCCACCATTCTCAACAATCTGTCTGCATGCTATATATGATTCCTTGGTCATCCTAAAAAAAGAATCTGTGTTGACAGGGTGAACGGATGCCAATGCGAATTTAAATGTCACAGGATGCATTGTCATGTTAGATCCAAACATTGAATTAAATTCATAAATCAGCATGGATATTGAACTCTTACTGCTTGATGTCCACACATTCAAAACTCTTTCACAAACTTCTTGAGCTTTCATAAATAGGTTTATTCTGAGTTTACTTGTAGTTATCTCCGTTGATGGGAATGCATGCGCAGTGTAAGAATCATCAGATGATACTAAATCTCTCCACTCTCCTGTGGTGATACCTATCTTTCTACACATATCTGTGTATACACGATCTCTCAAACTCAAGAAGCAGAGATGAAAGTAAGAAGATGTGTAATGCAAAATTCCCTGACCCATATTTGATTCATTTTTATATGACACTTTCTTAGTCTTCAAAAAATCCTCCTTCAATGATTGTAGATTTTCATCCATTCGATGCTTGAGGAGATTATCAGGGTCATTCTTCCAGACTCTTATAAGTCTTTCTGGTAAGAGGAATTCCTTATTAGTGTGATTAATCAAACTGATCACAATGAATCTAAATAAGGATGGATAATATTTTTTGAATGGAAGAAACATATATAGGAATTGTATAGGCATAAATGATGGGGCCCATCTGGTCTTGTCAAAATTGTAATTCATTACTATCTTCTTTGTCTTCCCATCACCTCTCCTCAGATCTCGTATTAGATCTCTCATTAGTGTGACTTTCTTGTCACCATGAGTCAGCATTTCCCTGTCATCATCTCGACATATGA